GTCAATCCCGTTGGGTTTTCCAAAAAATTCAAGTCATTTTTTTGTTGGTTTGGTTTTTTGGTCGGTGGTTTTTGAGTTGGGTGATCGAGGCCAAGTGCTGCGGCTCGTTGGTGTTGTTGGTGGGTTCGTTTGTTGTTGATGTAGTTGGTTCCGCGTTTGCTGTTGCAGCTTGTGCAGGCTCCGACCCACAGGTCTTGGTCTGTTGGGTCTGCTCCGGTGTCGACTTCGATGAGGTGGTCAATTGTTGTGGCGGGTGCTTTGTTGCACCAATGACACGGGCGTTCCCATTCGGCTAGGAATGCTGCGCGGTTCTTTCTGTATGTGACGTTGTCTAGGTCTTTTCTTCTGGTCATGGTTTTCCCCCTGCTAGCGCGACCCCCCAGGGGGTCTTGCTCTCTTTCGTTGTGTTCGGTTCGGTGGTTTGCTCGCCCCCCGCAGTTTGAGTATGTCTCTCTGGCTGCCGGATGTTTGACATATTGGACGGTCACCATTCACATTTATGACGTTTGGACGCTGCACAGTCGCTCGAAGGCAGACTGCTCTACCCACGTCCCCGTGTTTTACACCTACCATCTGCAACTGATGATGAGGCCGTGCGTCTCTCGATTGTGGGGTCATGTTAGTTCTTGCGTATCCCCTGGAGGATTGCTATCCCGATGCTTATCAGGAGGATGTACCAGGCGACGGTAATCATCGCACGGTTCCCATTCTTGGGACAGAGGCTTTGAACATTTCGCATCCTTGTGGGAGGAGCTGCGGAAACTCTGGGAGGTCAGTAATGGGGTACAGGCGGTAGTCCTTGATGGTGAAACAGTCGGGGAATATTTCGTCATCGTAGGCGATGACTTCGTGTCCGGTGATCCATCCTTCAATGAGGACGCGGTTCTCTCGGACTTTGCAGAAGATGAAATTGTGGTCGGGGTTGTCGCGTCGGCGGACTTTGATTGTGGTGTCGGGGTTTTCTGTTGATCGGACTTGATACTGGAGTACGTCGAATCCGTTGTTGTGTTGTTCCCATTGCCATTCGACGCTCAATAGTTTTGCGACTGCGTATTCACCTATCGCTCCGAAGATGTCTGTCTGGAAGAAGTTTTGTTCGTGATATTTGCGATCTGGTTGATTTGGTTTGTCTGCTCGTTTGATGGCCAGGAGGCGACGGTTGACGCCACCATGCGCTGCGATTTGCATATCTGCATCGGTGAGGATGACACGAACGGGTTGTCTCATTGGACGCGTCCTTTTCGTCCGAGACGGTCAGCAATGATGTCAATGTCGCGGGGTCGCCACAGGTGGTACTCGATGCCTGCGTTGATTAGACACCGAGCATATTTCTCTTGTTCGGGTGACAGTTTCCCTTCGGCGGTTTTGAGTTCGCAGAAGATGACACCCCTGGATGGCACAGATGTTGAGACAAGGACGAGGTCGGGGAATCCGACACCGTCTGACCGCCAGACACCAGGTCGAGGTGATGAGGGTGATGAATGGAACACAAGCCATTGCTGCATTCGTGCAACTTTGATGACTTGGTCTTGGAATAGTTTTTCCGAGACGGTCATCGGCTGTCTTTTCCCAACATGAATCCGCACATGAACAGGCTGACGCACATGATGACGAGGGTGAGGAGGTCAACCATCAGAAGTCACCTTTGCGATGATGCCAGTAAAGGTGAGCAAGTTGCCCAACACAGAGAGCCAGAAGCCCCAACGCTAAGACCGTCATCAGAACGCTTCTTCGGGTTCCGGTATTGGTGCGCCTGATTTGAGGGTGTCAATGAATGACGAAGCCTCTTTTTTTGTCCAGCCTTGTATTGCGCTCGGAACTGTGCGACCCATTGACTTGCAGACCGCGCGGATCATGTTCAGCTGCTTTTCCGACGCAAGGTTTGACGGTTCGGTTATGTGGGTATCTCCCGACATTCTTTCCACCTTTTGCATCTCTTCGCGCGACGGGCGTTTCGTCCAGTCGGTTGACGAGGCAAATGAACAGTCAGCGAGCGCCCTACCGATTGCGGACGTGGCTGCATTCTCGATATGACTTGTTTTGTTGACATTGTTTGACCCCTTGATTTCTTCTGCAAAGTCTGTCGCAATGGGGCGGTCATCTTCACGGTCAACATAGATGTCGGCCTGGACAATGACGCGGTCACCTTCGAATGTGATGAGTTTTGTGATGACGCGTCCTTCGGGGTGTTTCTCCCAGAACCGCGCAAGGCGACTGGCGACGGGTTCGTAGTCTTCAATGCTCATGCGCCCAGAATCCTTTTGACTGCGATTGCCTGGTCGTTATCCATGTAAAGATGGACGGTTGTCATGCCGACTGTGATTGTGATGCAGGTTGACTTTTCAAGGTGCATGAGTTCGCATTTGAGATTCTCTGCTGTGACGTTGTGAATGTTGATACCTCCGACGTATGCGTTCATGACGGGTTCTCAACAATCCAGTCAATGACTTGCCTAAGTTCGTCAACATCTTGACTTCTGATTGCGCTAACGATTTGTTTATTGCTTGGATGCCGGAGGCGTTCCGTTGCGTTGCGAAGGCTCATAATGAGCGCAACCGCCTGGCTGATGACTGCTGATTCTTCGAATCGCATTTCGCCATCTAGTTTCACGGTGTAGTTCATCAGTTTTGCGATGATCTCGTCTGTGGTTAGTTCCATAGTGTTTCCCTCACTTGTTTCTAGTTGTGTTTGTGGACTGTAGCGCATCCACGTTTCCATCTTGCGACATCCCTGTGTCGGGATTGACAGATGAACGCTTGAAGGGCTTTTTGCCCTTTGACGCATCCCCATCCCCAAGGCCCAACGCGCCAGACTTTAGTGCCGTCTGGGTTGATATGGCTTGTGAATGCGATTGCGTCTGCGACCTTGACTTGCTCGATGGGCGTTCGCCCTTTTGCGCTTGTCGTGTCTGACCAGCGTTGCCAGGTGCCTCGGTAGATGCCTAGTCCGCCTGTGTAGGACTTTGTGCTGTGTTGCCAGTTTCCGCCAGTTTCGCAGGAGGCGAGTTTGTCGTAGTAAGCGTCTGGCAGGACGCCGTGATATTTGCTGTAGGTGTCGCGCTGTGCAGCTGCAAATGCCGGAGCAGGAATGGATAATGCGGTGATGAGGGCAATTGCCATGATTCTCTTAGTCAACCTTTTCAACTTCTGTTATCGAAGCGAACGTCATCCAGGGAGCGCGCCTAGTGGCGACTGTGACTTTGACGATCTCTTCTGTTGCCGAATCCGTAAAGATTTGGACGAGGGTAAGTCTGTCTCTTGACCATAACGGATAATAACCCCAGGTGGGAAGCATCATCGGTGACTCATTAGTTTCAGCCATAGCCAGCATGAGACCCATCCGATTATGAATGCGTAGATGAATTGGGTGTCGGTCATTGCGTTTCCCTTCGCTAGACGTGTCTTGATGTTGTAACACAGGAGAGGGTCATGGTGGCGGATACGACCCCAGAGGCAAGGAGGGAAACAACCGAACCTCTGGAGTCTGGCCTGGAATGTGAAGGGTTCCTGGCGTTCTTATGGTCGCGGAATCTTGCGCCAGTTGGTTTCCACGAGGGTCGGGTTGTCAGCAAAAAGACGATGCAGTTCAATGTGAATCCATAAGCCTCTGATGCCGATGGTGTCGGTTGTATGGATTTTCCATGCTGCGCGGTCACAGATCCATGTCCGTCCGTATTTGCCGAACATATAGTCATTGACGAGTGAGATGCCGAGTTCGTCGGTGTTGGCTATCAGCCAATCAATAGCACCGAGACACATTGCACGGTCAGAGTATTGAAGGTCTAGCGCGAGTCCGGCTGAATGTTGACTCATGACTCCTGGCTTGTTTCGAATGTCACGAACGACCCAAGTGCCAAGGTTTGTGAAAGCCCATGATGTGCGCCTGCGGCATAGTTCGCTGAACTTTTCTGTTCCTGCACGGCCCTGTGGTGCAGGTGTTTTGGCTGGCGCGTATGGTTTTTTACTGCTGGTCATCAGGTGTTTTGTGTTCAAAGATTTTAGGTGACTGCTGGCCTTGCTTGGCTGCGACACCATTGCCAATGCCGTAGAACACAATGGCGGTCAGAATGGGCATTCCTGAATCGGTGTCTACTTTGCCGATAGCCATGAGTAAAACGAGCGATAGTAAAGCGACCAATAGAATCAGGGCTTTTGGTGGGTTTGCAATAGTCATCAGGTGCTGCCCATATCTTCAATAACTAACTGGGCAATTGCTGTGGCTGCGCTGTATGCATTGGCATTACCACCGCCAACTGGTTTCATGGTTGCTGTCACTACCGTTGCGCCTGCCGTAAGTGTTTTGGTGATTGAAACGGTTCCGGTGTTGTCAGATGCTGATGAGATTTTCACTTCACCGAACTGGATTGCTACCCCACCGATTTTGATGGTTAGTTCAATGAGGTTGACTGTCCCCGAAATAAATTGTAAAGCAGGCTCGAAATATGTGATGCGGTAATACCTGTTTGCTACTGCGGTAAATGATGCAGCAGTAATTCTTGTCACTTCTGTTGAGGTCGAGCCTGATGCTGTCGTGACGCTAGTTGCGCTGACTATGCCCATCGGCAGGGCCGTCATCTGGGCCGCAGTGAGAATAGACCCACTGACGAACGGTACGGTATTTATTGCCATGTTATGTCTCCTTTAGAAACTTAGAAGGTTATTGTCGAGCGTTCCGAAGATTGCATCGTTGAGGGTGAGGTATTGGTTTTGGTCTGTTGACTCAAAAGTGTATGAAACAATGTGAGACCCTGGAGTGATTCGGTGTTCAATTCCTGAAGTGATGAGGGTCTGCGATTCTGATGCCGGACTGCCAGTTGAATAGTCCTTTTGCACCGTGACGATTGACGTCAAGTCAATGGCAAAGATGGTTGACCATTGCGCAGCTGTAAGTGCTGCTAGTTCGCATGAGACTCCTGTGAACCTGACAACGGGGTTCATGTATTTTCCAAGAAGATACGCGCCAAGTCCTGCAACTTCTGCGGTGGTGGAATTGAGAAGGGAGAGAAGGTTGTAGTTCTGCGCCTGGTAAAGGTTGATTGAGGCCGTGTTTGAATTGGTTTGTGCTGCGCCTGCGGACGATTGGGTGACAATGTAGTTGTAGAGCAGTTCTGATCCGTATTGATTGACGAGGCTCATGTATGGAATGCCGGTGCCGTTGGTAGTGAACGACGCGCCTGAGACAGGGTTGAGAACGCTAGACCTTCCCTTGAAGGTGAGGGTTCCGTCGGCTGCCGAATACAAATACCCTTGTTCGGAGGTGTTGACCTGCTGTAAATAGTTCAGGACGTTTGTGTCCTGAGTGACCGCGTAAGCCCCCAAAGTAGACGAACCTGTACCAATAGACCTTGCGCCCTGATAGGCGACCTCTGGACGGTCTAGGACGGTGCTGACGCGTACTCCTGAGGTTTCTGCGGATGGGGTGAAGGCGTTGAGTTGCTGATTGGCAAGGGTGCCGAAGGCGTCAACACATCGAGCGACCATTCGACCCTGGTTGGCTTGCTGATAGTCCAAGTCCCAGTCTTCAACGAAGCCTGTGTAAATGGGCGTCCCGTTGGCATAAATGATGATGGGGGAGCGAGGCAGGACGTATGGGTAGTAGATCGAGGCGGTGTTGAGGGGATCAAGAATGCGGGTGTTGTTGTTGAACACCACCTGTGCGGTGCCTGCGTTGAACTGATCCAGTTGACGGTTGCGTCCGCGTCTGATGTTGACCGACATGACAAGCGACGTCAGGTCTGCATAGGCGAGACCTCCAAGAGTTCCCGTGTTGAGTAGTCCATAGACGGCGTCGTTCAACTGAAACGGTTGACCGAACCCTGTTGTCGTCTGGAACCCGACAAGAACCTGATAGGTGGGGACTGTCATCAGAGACCCGTTGCAGGTTGAAACACGACACCTGAATCTCGTTGAGCTGCAAGAATTGCGTCGATGATGTCTTGACCAATAGATGCGGGCGATGAGACAAGGCCTGCGTTGATGGTGATGTTGGGAAGGCCACCCATGAGTACCCCGCCAGAGGTGTCGCCTTCTGACTTGTATGGAGTCATCGGAGGCTCCGTGACTTTCTTTGGTGCTTTGCCTGGCGATGGTGACGTGTCAACAAGACCGGTGAACGGTGCAACAAAAGCGGGAACCGCCGATGAGGTATTTGAACTTCCGCCTCCTCCACCACCTTCGCCCATGTGACCGAGAGAAATTTCCGAAATGTATGGAATGTCTTTGAACGGAGACAGAAGGTTGATTCCGCGAATGATGAGGTTTGAAGCCTTCACCCATGCGTTACCCATGAATTCAAAATAGTCAGAGATGCCGTTGACAAGGTTTTTGACGCCTTCGCGGAACCATGCGAAACGTGAATACAACAGAACAATTCCAGCGATGATTGCGGTGAACACGATGAGACCCGACGCGACTTGGAGCGCGGTGAACGAAGTTGCGAAGAGAGCATTGGCGACAACTGCGATCTTTGAGGCTGCGGTGTAGACAAGGATTGCGCCGGCGATTGCTGTGACGGCTGCTGCAATAGCGAGGAATGCTTTCGGATTGTCTTGCGCCCATTGAGCGAAACTCGTCAGGTAGGGAAGGATTGCCTCTACTGCGGGCATAAGTGCTGCACCGATTGACTCTTTTGTTTCGTCGAGCGCAAGTTTCATCCTTGCAAATTTGCCTGCTGCGGTGTTTGCTGCGTCTGATGCTGCACCACCAAAAGTCTCTGCCATCTTCTTAGTGACTTCGTCAAGTGATGCGCCTGACTTGATCATGTCTCGAAGTTCTGGGGACAGTTTTGCCAGGGCTGTGAAGTTGCCTCCGTATGCCTTCTCTAATGTTTTGGTGACGGTTTCAAGGGAGACGCCTTTTGCTGCTGCGACGTCCATCGCAAGAGATGCTGCCTTTTGTGCTTCGGTGATGTTGCCAGTTGCGCGGATTAGACCAGCCAATGCCGGACGAAGTTGATCGTCGGCAACTCCGAGCAATTTGCCTTGAGTCGTAATCCAGTCCTCGTTGGCTTTGATTTGGGAATCGGTTGCGCCTGTGGTGCGTTGAATCTGGCTAGCGAGGGCTTCTTGCGCTGCTGCATCTTCCGCGGCTGCCTTGACTGCAAGTCCTAAGGCTGCGGTGACACCTGCAAGCGCAGCTGCTGCCGGTAGCGCAGCCTTCGTGATTGCAAAATGCGCTTTCTCGCCATTGGTCTCCAAATTTTGAAATTGCTTGATTGCTTTTGAAATTCCTTTTTCGTCGAATTCTGTGACGATTGGAATGTTGATGCCGGACATTAGATATTCCCTATCAGGCGATTTGCTTCGCGCATAATTTTGTTGACAAGGTTTTCGATTTGTCCATTGACTTCGTCTTTGTTGCGTTCGTATGCCTTCCACATTGCGCGACTTGGCGATCCATATTTTTCTGTCAATGCTTGAGCCATTGGTGAGCCTGGTTTTGCTTTGCCTGCCATGTCAAATAGTCGTGCCTGTGGGCCTGACCATTTCATGCCGAAGACACCCACGTTCTTTTTAAATCCGTATGAAGTGTCTTTGATTGCCTTGCCAGAAGTCCATGCTTTTATTTGGCGGGCGGGTTTGACATTGCTCCAGGGGAGAAGTTCGGTGTTGGACTTTGTGATCCATACCCGACCCATTCCTGAGAGTGGTGGTTTATCTGTTGGAACTAACTCGATGGCGTCTTTGACGGTTGTTTCCATGATTTTTTTGAAATCCGACGTTATTTCACGACGAAGCGATTTGTCCATTGAGTTGAGAATTTTCAAAGCGTCTTTGACTCCGATGACTTCCATGTTGAATTCTTTTGTCATCGTCTAGTCCTTTGTGCTTTTTGTCGTTCGTTCATCACATCGAATGCTGTAAAGAGATCCTCTGTGTCGAACGGAATGTCGGGATGCCAGTATCCGGTCTCGACAAGTAACTCTGCTAGAGACCGGCGGAAACTGCCGGATCGGTGGGGTTTGCAGCCTCAGAACTGACAACGTCGATTGACTTGGTTTTCTTAATGAATTCATCAAATGCCAATGGTGTTGTGATTCCCGCAGCTCGTGCAGATTCAAAAGCGAAGAATGCGAGGTCTTCTGCGCCGATTCCGTTGGCAAGACTGGATGCTTGCTTTTTGAATTTGCGCTCCCATGCGACGATGACGAATAGGTTCGTTTCGACTTCATAGGGGTCACCTTCGGTTGGTGTTACTTGTAACTGGATTTTCATTGTTTCCCTCTTTTAATATCAGGTGATGTCTCGCGCCCAGGTGCCATTGACAAACGACACAGACGCGACTGCGAGCGTTCCAACGGTTGACATGATTACCGGTGCGCCAGCAAGCGTTGCCTTTGTGATGGTGTACTCCGGATTCGACGCGGTTTCTGTTGTGCCTGATGGCGATACGACGATTGAACATGAACCAGCTGCAACAATTGCTGCAAGGAGTGTTTCAACTTCGCCGACGCCGTACGACAGGAACAGGTCAAGGTTGACCGAGACGCTCTGCAAACCGTTTGTTCCCTGATGGCCTGTATCTGCTAGCGATGTGCTGTCCAAAATGTCGTAGCCGACTGTGACTTCGCATTTTGAAAGTTGATCGCTGACGTCAATTACTGAACCGCCGGTGGGGGTGATGTTACAGGTCGCGCCTGAGAGGAATGTACTTGTTGCCATTGGTGGCTCCTTAGTTTCTTCTGACCGCTATTGCAACGGTGAGATCGTATGTGGGTATGTCTTGTCCGCCGTAGTTCGCGTTGCCTGGGCGGGCATCGGTGACTGCGATGGACGAGTTCATGATTGTGTCAACTGTTGACATGAGATAGTTGCCGGAGTCGCTGTTTGAAGGTGGTGCAGCAAGGACGCGGACGGGTATCCGAAAGTCGCCGACGTTGTATGTGAATGACGTCATGACGGGGAGTTCAATCATGACGGACATTGGGCGCGCGTTTCGGGGATCTGTGACGGGTTTGAGACCTAGCGCGGTTAGCGCGTCTGCGATTGCGTTGACTGCATCGACGAGGATTCCTGTTGCAGCCATTACGCGACCTGTGGCCTTCCGCAACCAATGAGGGCCATGATGCGTCCCATAGTTGACGGGATTGGAATGGACGACATTGAATCGAAAGACGCGAAGGAATCTGCCGATCCTCTTTCGCGATACAGGGTTGACGCATAGAGAATTCCGCCAAGTTTTACCGCAGCATCTGGAACAACGCTTTGCGAATCTGTGTAGCCCGCTTCGCGACGCTTGCGGTAGATGTACGAATTAGCAGCTGCTACGCAAGTAGTGATGAACGCGGTGTCATTGGCGGTTGCGACGTCAATACCCAAGAATTCAAGAACCATTGCGTTTGTGATCCAACTAATGCTCGGAGTGAATGTGACTGTGCCGGTAGCGGTGTCACGAGTGACATCGTCGCCCGCGTCAAGATACAAGAATTGGTACAAGTGAATGACGTCAGAGTCAAATTCGTAGTCGCCCTGGTCTGACTGCCCGATGTATTCAAAATCAGATGTTGAAACGACTGTAAACGTGCCGGACATTCCAGAGGGTGCAGACGCAACAACGACAGAGTCGCCAACTTGGATTCCAGTTTCAACGAAGGTCTGGAGAACAACAACACCGTCCAACCGTGTCGCAAATGCGAGGTCGTAAGTTGCCATTGTTCTCCCAGGTTCCTTCTAGTAGTTGTGGATCAGGTGAGGTTGAAGCGACGAAGGCCGCCAGCGATTGTAACAATTGGGCAGAAGTAGCCGTAGATCATTGCTTCGATTTCGCCTGATGATGGAACATTCGTTGACAACATCAGTTGTGATGACTCAAACAGTTCAATTGCTGATGGCACGATGAGGAATGCTGATTCGTCGATGGATGTTGAAACCATGTTTGAAGAAACGTACAACGGGACTCCGAGAACATTGCCGAACAAGGTTGTTGCTTCGGCTGATCCTGCGGAGTTTTGTGGCTGTCCTGCGTTGAACAATGGACGGTTACTTCCGTCAACTGCGTTTTGCATGAGTGACCATTGGCTGACACCAGCGGTGTATGCCGAAACAACGTCGCCAGTTGCAAGATATGCAGCTGCTGATTCTGTTGACACGAACGACTGGATACCGGCTGCGGATGCAGCGGTTGCTGTTGCCTGGGTACCGCCTGCGGTGATTGCAGCAATGGTTGCTACTTCTGTGGCCTTGCGGTACGAACGGGTCATGTTGTCAAGCATGATCTGTGCAAACGACGGATCTGAACGCTCCTGGAGTTCAACTGACCAGCGTTGCAGACCAGCAAGTTTGACAACAGTTCCAGAAACATACGCAGAAACGATGCCTGTCTCTGATGGTGCTCCGCCTTCTGAGGTAGTGGCGACCGTACCATTGGTTGTGATTTTTGGAATGGATATCGTCATGCCCGCGGCAGGGATGGCACGAGTACCACCACAAGCGTCAATGACAGGACGTGATCCGATGTTGACCTGGACAACATTGCGCTCGTAGGCGACAGGCGAGAAAGCCGGGTTGGTTGTGAACGAGTCATCGGCTGCCGTAATCATGTACTTCGCTTTAGCCTCATCAGCTGCTGCGACCCATTGTGCGGATTCGCTCATTGGGTTCAGTTTTGCGTTGATGTGGTGATGCAGATAATCGGCATTGGTTTTGATTGGTGAACGGGGGGCTGTGTAGAAGACAGATGTTGGCACCGATGCGGCGGCTTCAACTGTTTCTGGGGTTTGTTCTGACATTGTTTCCTCCTGAGGATTTGTGTCGGGGTGGGGTTCGTTCGCATCGTCATCGACTTCTTCTGGGTCGGGTTCTGATGCTGCGATTTTTTCTATTTTGGCGTCTGGAAATGCCGCGTTAGTGACGACGCTGATTTCCATGAGAAGAGCAGACGAGACAACCATGACGCCGTTCTTGTCGTACTTGAATTTTTGCGGAATGGCTCCAACAGAGACTGAGTCATAGGCAGACATTTGGATTAGTTCAACAACGTCATCGGCTTGTTTTGATCGTGCAAATGAAGCAGAGAATCCAAGACCATTTTCAAGGTCGACAAGTTCGGTGACCATTCCAATAGGGCGTCCGTCGTGATTCTCAAGAAGTCGCGCTGCTTTTGCATCCAACTTGAACGCTCCGCGTTTGAACATGACCTCGGTTCCTGATGCGTTAGCGACAACATCCCAGGGGACTGCAATGCCTGTGATGGTGCGCGGAGTTGTTGCATCTCCTGCTGCTGCGTCAAGGGTGATTGGAACTGCGTCAAATTTTATCATTGGGGAATCTCCTGCATATCTGGGACGGGTGGTTCAACTAGGGCGTCGTGCATTGCGCCAATGGCGAGAAGTTCTGTTGTGTCGAAACAGACATACCGTCCGCGACTGACAACATCGTTCATGCTGAGACGTGAAGTGATTGCGGTGGCCAGCATTTGGCACCCGAAAAGCCACAAATCCTGGCGAGCCTGTGAAGCGTTCTGATATGTCATTGACGCGCCAGGTGTTGGAGCCGAAACAAGGTAGGCGGGGACGGAGCAAATACGCGACAAATCAAGGGCTTGATATTCGCGTTGCTTAGCGTTGACTTCCAGTGGATTGCCGTTTGAAAATTCTTTAAATTCTACGAAATTATTCAATGCGCCGATGACGTTTCCTTCTCGACGTGCCTGCGCCCATTGTGCAGCGAGGTCTCCAAGTTCTTCGCCGGACATTGTTTCTCCAGCTGCGGTTTGTTGCAAATACCCAGGGACAGTTTCAATGGTCGCTGCGCGGTCTGCGTACTGATCGAGGTGGGTTGCGATGTTGACTGCGCGTCGCCCTGAGAACATGAGTCCCGTTGTTGGCGCAAGAAATGTGATGACTTCGTTCGGGTCTAGTTCTTGACCGTTGAATTGAATGACGTCTGGCATCCCGAAGAATTGTGGGCCTTGCTGATTCGGTGTTGAAATTGCTGTAGACGGAATCCATTGGAAACTCATTGGGCGTCCATCGGTTGCATTCCTCGAGGTGACTATCCAGAAGGCGCGACCTGTCATCCAGAGATCCGTCACCGTGTTTGCGAGGATGAATTGACGCGGAACTTTTGGATCAGGGTTTTCCATCCACGATTCGTTCGGCACATAGATTTCTTCGTACTCGGTGCCGTTCCATTGTTTGACGTACTGACGGAATTCAAGCCCAGAGATTGTCGAGGCGAGAAGATCTCTCGCCCTCGACACCGTCGGAAGACTAAGGGCGGCCTGCTCAAATGTTCCACCGAATAATGAGTACATCGGGAGTGCGCCGACGCGACCTGTTCCGGCTGCGGCTTTTATTGGCGAAGACGCAAATTCAGCGGATTTTATTTTTCGTGAGAAGAACGCCACGACTGGATTATCCCACAAAGTAGTTGCAAATGCAACTATCTTTCAAGAGGTTTATCTGCCAAATGCCATTGCTGCTCGACCGGTGTTTGACGGGCGGGAAACTAAAGCTGCTGCCACGACAAGAAGTCGCGCTGCCTCGATGGGGCCAGGGGAGCGTTGGCTACTGATCACGACTTGACCGTTGGCGCGGGCAAGGACTGCGCGGTTGACGTGGGTTGCCAGAAGTTCTTCGCCTCGGTGGTAGATGCGTTTCTCAAGGATGAGCGAGCGCGTCAGACCCGTAAATTTGAGTACCTCGGCATAGCCGAAAATTTGGCGTCGCCGTTCCAGTTTCTCTGGCGTATGAAGATCAAGTGCCGGAGTAATTGCCAGACGCAGTTTCGGGTCTGCCTCCATTGCTTCGTTTATCTTTATCCACATCTCTTTGAGGGACTCTGTGCAGAACTGGACAGTTGCAATGATGTTGCCTTCCTCGGTTAGTCCGCATCTGATGCCCACATACTTTTCGCCCCCTGTGGATGAATCCACCGCTAGGACTCCTCCCTGTGGACAGTCGGATTCGGTGAACAGTTTGTCCCAGACGCCAGGTTGTATCCATCCATCCGCAGATGACACGAAAAGATTCATATGGGCGCGTAGGAAGGCTGCTCGATCTGGAGTTTCCGCAGCTGCTTGCAATGCTTCAAGGGTGATGGTTTGACCGAGGGCGGGGTTGGCATAGCCGTAATTTATTTCCAAGTTCGGATCAGCCCCAGACGGAAGACTCCATTCGGCAAAGTAGAGACGGGTTTGTTTCTGTTGATCTATCGCGCCAATAGCAGCCTCGCGAAGGCGTTGCATTGTCTTTGAAGATTCATCGCCAGCAGTAGACCAAGAGGATAGGAGCGGAGACTTGACTGCAATCTGTGACGGGCGCAACGCATCAAAGTAGACCTCCTCAGACACGTTCCATATTTCGTCAACCACAATCAAGTCGTAAGTGCCTCCATGCAAATTGGGCGTCGCAGCGCGGACTTCCCATGTCGACCCGTTCGGCATCTCAACTTTGTTGCGCCCATATGACCAGGTCACATGACCTTCAAATTGTGCTTCAAGTACCGGAGCAAGTTCATTGAAGATTGCAACTGCTCGATCAAGTTTGTTGGCCACCGAAAGAACGTGCATCGGCTTTCCCCGCATCGCTGACCAGTCCGTCAAAGTCCACCCACAGAGGCTGGTCAAAGCAACCGATTTTCCATTTTGTCTGGCGCAAGAAGTCATCGCCTCACGAAACACCAAGTCGCCATTCTCATCATGAGTCAACTGACCGGTCAACGCGATCTTCTGCCAGTCAAACAACGTGCGACCCAAGACTCTCTCCGACCATGCAGCCACTAACGCCCCATACGAACCAGACCCAATAGCCACCGATTCCAACCTGGGCTGAACCATTCCCAATCCGAGCGTTATGTCCGCAGACGCAAGACATCGAACTAATTCGGTTTGAATCCGTCCAGATAAGAGATTGGA